CGGCACTAAGGGCTACGGCAAGGAACAGGAGAGACTGAACGGGAAAGGTGCAAGCGCTACCCATCGTCGAGAATTTTCTCAACGGAAACTCGCCGTCAACATCGCTGTTGATGGCTTGCTTCATGAAGCGGGTACGTGAGCTTTGAAGGGCAAGAACTAACGGGGGATTAACCCGAAAGAATCGCCCAACAATGCTGCAGGTGACTCTATCGCTCGCTGCGGAAAGATCCACAGTTGCGAGAGAGCCGTCCTCCGATCCCTGAACGCAGAGTTCTTGGTTCCTAGTCTGATCGCGAAAGCGAACAAACGAAGATATCCAGGTTTTCTCAGATCGTTCAGAGAAGTAGTGCCACAGATTCTGTTGGCACCACTGATGCTCACTAGGCTCAGCGGCTATTAGCCGAGGCTTAGTGACCGTCTTCGGTACTGCGATAAGACGAGAAGAAGGTTCAATAGAACCAATTTCCATCTTTTCGCAGTTAGCAGCCCAAGAGCTAAGATTATGGAAACCATAATCCGCAATTGGGTACACGTTTTCTAAGCGATCCGACCAGTTCGACCAACAGAACTTGTTGGTAGGACCAGTCCGCTCAGAAATAGCGCCGGGACCATGCTTGAACCTCCACTCGTTGGGCTGATAAGGCCCTAAAGTGGTGGTGATCAATCTAGATATCTTATCTAGATTGATCAGAAGGGTTGATAGATCTCTCTTCATGGTAGAAGAGGTATCCATCGCAGCAATGCGAGACTGATAGAGATCACTAGCCCTAAAAGTAGGGAAAGTTCTCTCAACGTCGCAGCATTGAGGCGAAGCGTCACTCCAAAAACCTTCCGGTTCTGGGAGTGCCATATCAACGATCCGGAAATCTCTGACTTCATTAGAGATAGCCGAATCTGGACACGGGAGTTGAACTTTCCGAGCGACAAAAAGAATTTGTCTAAGGAAGAGAACAGCTTCCGCATCACAATCCTCCTTCAAACGTCCCATCTCGTCAAATACGAGTAAGTAGAGTCCTCGAAGAAACTTCGGGATCACTACTCTCCCTGAGTACCGGGCGGTGCCCGGTAGACCAGAGAGTTTGTACTCACCGTCAGCAAGACACCGATCAAGGTGCTTGCCGGCACGCACGAGATCAACGCAAAGGGCGTTGATGCCGCGCGATTCGACGAGACGACGCAGGCGAATTTCATCTTTGATGAACTCACCCGCGAGCGTCGGGAAGTTGTACACGGCATCTTGGAAGATGCAATGGACAACTTCAAGTAGTTCCCGAACGTGGCGATTAGACATACAAGCTCCTTATCAGAGTTTGAAATGTCCCACGCGGCACGTCCGCAGCGACTTCAGTCCACTCGGAATTCTGAAAGGTCGACTAGATCTTTCAGAGCGTTTAGAAGATCATTTTCACGATCGTCTAAACTTCCCAGTCGTTCAGTTCTGTAAGCACATCGTTGGTACTCGCAGTCAAAAAAGTTGCGAGCGCCGCCGTAAGTGCCACAGTGTCGTCTGTGGGTTTCACTTCGATAACCACATACGACTTCCGAACGGTGTCCGGGTTTCCGCCAGAGCCCCACACAGTGTGCGTGGCTTCGACGTTGTGCCGATCAAAACCAGCATTCGTTTGTGAATGCCGAATCTTGACACGGTACTCCTCGGTGGCGTCCCTGAATAAGTATTCAGAGGCGTACTGGGGACTGTTGATCTTGTTCAGCGTCTTTGACGCAAACGAGATCGTCGCGGCAGAAAGAGCCATAGGAACCTCCTGACAAAGATTGTAGTCGAGGCGCTTACTTGCGCCTCAAGGCTGCAAGCGATGCCAGGACCGACCATTTGCCCCCGTCAAACAGGGGTAGCGACAGAGAGAAAGGCAAGGTGGGAGCGACAACGTATCGCTCCTTCCTGGTCCTCTTACCATGCGGCCGTCCAGTATAACTGAACAGCGGCGTCGGTAAGTTTGTGATCTCGAACTCTTTCTCAGCAGAAAGAGATCGCATCACACAGGGCCGGGTTCTGACGAGCGGAACGGTATTATTGGACGCGGCAATAGAATTGCCAATGTTCAAAAACCAATCCGCAAACCAGCTCCATGGGGTTAATTCCCATGCAGTAGCGAGGAGCTCATGACTCGTGATCCCATAAGTTAGTCTACGCGCCAGGTTTAACAACTCTGGCGAATAAGACCTTGGGATCGTGAATCCAGGTGCTACTTTGTAGCACACTGTGCCCCACATCTTCATCTGATGTGTGACTCTGCTCCTTGCGTTCACCGTGATATAGTTCGAGTTTATCGCTGAAGGCGATGTCCACGAACTTACCTGGTGATCGCTGCCTAACCCTACTCTTCTCTTGAGTCCGTTTCCATCCCTCAGGTGTTCGAGTTCACGATAACGTCTTTCGATGTTCTCGGAGAAATCGCACAACTTACGGATGTCTCCCATCATCGGCTTAACGGCCCAGCGCCAGGACAAGTGTCCTTTCGCTACCTTCTTAAGAAGGTCGCCGCCCCAGTCTTTGACGAGAGAAGGCAGGTCTTTCAGCTCACCAATGAACGTAGGCAGACTTACGTCTGGCTTGTTCGGATTGGTGTCGGCGAGGACTTTCCAGGCCAGTTGATTCAATGTATCCGGACCAATGGTCCCATACATCGTCAACGGGTCGGGTGCCTCCGGATTCATTGAATAGGCGGGAAGTCGATCCAATTTGATTCGGATCTGACCACCGACTATCCAAGTTCCGTGAAAGTACGGGAATTCACGATCGTTTTCTCTCATATCGAAGCCATTGGCTCCGTTACGATTGCCAACGAAGTCGTGACATTCCTGAATAGGACCTTGCTCCACGCTGTAGAATTGGAGTTGAGGCGAACCCAGGGAGTCAAAACCGCTCCCTGTAATGGTCTGCCTCAAGTTCCTACTACGATCGCGTGCTGGCATGGAACCTACCCTACCGGAAATAGTGTCGCTCGGGTGACCAAAGGATCAAGTAGACTTTCG